CCGTGGAACTGGAGGCGCTGCCTGGCCTCGACCTCGGCCAGGTCTGGACGCTCGAATATCCGAAGTACGGCCTCGCCGTCGGCAAGCCGGTGATGGTGATCGACTTCGAGCCGGACCTGCTCGCCAACACTGCCAACATCATCCTGTGGGGCTGACGCCATGCTGATCTCCTACAACCGCCCCCCTGACATCGCCTGGAGCCTGATCGGCGCCGGCGCTGCCTGGCTCAGTGATGACGCCGGCGCCGCGCTCATCAATGGGCGCCCGGCTGCCGCGAGCCGCCTGCAATGGCTCAGCGGCGCCCAGACCACGGCCAGCGTGCTCACCCTGCGCGGCTCATGGGGCACGGCCATTGCGCCGCGCGTGGTGGGCCTGGTGGGCCTGACGCTGCCGGCGGGCACGCTGATCCGCCTCGCCTTCCGCCGTCCGGCCGATGCCGGCTATACCTACCTGGCTGATGTGCCGCAGCAGCGCATAGTGCAGTTGCCCGACGGCTCACGCTGCGCCTGGTTCGTGCTCGATGACGGGCTGGACCCGGTGATCGGCGTGGAGTACCGCATCGTCAACGATGTGTATGGCTCGGCCAGCATCGCCGCGGGCGCGGTGGTGGACATCGGCGAGGCGTGGGNGGGACCGACCGTGGAGATCCCGCACACTTCGGACTGGAAGGATCTGGACAACGATCCGAGCACCACGCGACGAAGCAAGGGCAGCCAGCCATTCACTGCCGAGGTGCGCGGCTATCGCACGCTGCAGGTGCCGTTTGCGCTTGCGAAGCGCGATGCGGTACGCGGCGGCGGCCTGGCGAATGGCGCGGACTGGCAGCTGGTGCGCGCGGCGATCCGCGCCGGCAACAGGCTGGTGGCAGTGCCGCGGTTCGACACGGCGGCGGAGATCCAGCGCACGGCAGTATTCGGCGTGGCGCGGTTCGATGCGATCGGGCATATGCAGGGCCCGGATTACCTCGGCGGCATCACCGTGGACGAAGCGCCGGCTACGGCGGCCGCGTAGCGCATGCTTTCCCGTTGACCTGCAGGGCCGCCGCGCACACGGTCGGCCCATGGACCAGACCGCCCTTTTCCAGCGCGCCACGGGCTGTACCGCATCGATCGCGGCGGCGTGGGCGCCCCCGATGTTCGACGCCATGGCGGAATGGCACATCGACACGCCGGACGACCAGGCGGCCTTTCTCGCGCAGTGCGGGCATGAGTCGATGGGCTTCCGCTATTCGGCCGAGCTGTGGGGACCGACGCCCGCTCAGGTGCGCTACGAGCGTAATTTCGATGCGGCATGGCCGCCGACGTCCGCCGATAACCGCAACCGCAAGGCGTACGAGCTCGGCAACGATCAGCAGGGCGATGGGCGTCGATTCCGCGGGCATGGCCCGATCCAGCTGACGGGCAAGGCCAACCACCGCGCCGCCGGCATTGCGCTAGGTCTCGATCTGGTGGCCCACCCCGAGCTGCTGGATTCGATCGATATCGGCTGCGCCATGTCGGCCTGGTGGTGGCATACGCATGGCCTGAGCGCGCTGGCCAATGCAGNAGAATTCGACCGCATCACGTGCGCGATCAACCTGGGTTCGCCCAACGCGGATATCGGCAAGGCCAACGGCGTCGACGATCGGCGCCGGCGCTGGGCCGTGGCCAAAGCCGCGCTGGTGCCGGAATGAGCATCCGCCATGCATGGGGCCGATGACATGGATCAGCCGCCCAGCAACTACACCTGGTTGCAGATGGTGCTGTTTCCGGCGCTCGCCTCGATCGGCGGCGCGCTCGGCCACGTGCTGCGCACGCTGGATGCCGGCAAGCACGTCTCGCTGTGGCGAACGCTGCTGGAATCATTGGCCGCGGGATTCGTGGGCTGCCTGGTGATGTTGCTGTGCCAGGCGCTGGGCACGTCGCCGCAGATCACGGGCGTGGTGGTGGGGGTATGCGGCTGGCTTGGTGCGACGGTATCGATCCGCATGCTGGAAAAGTGGGTGCGGAAGTGGATGGGCATTGCAGGAGATCCCGGCGATGGCACCGCAACCTGAGATCGGCAAGAAACACCACCTGCTGCACGTCGGCTATGGGCTGATCGTGGCGGTGCTGGTGCTGATGGCGTTGGCGATCAACAGCGAGATCGATCGCTATCGAATCCATAAGACGGCGGTATACCTCGACTCGCGCGTGACCCAGCAGGAACGGGAGAACGCACGCCATAACGAGAAGCTGCAGTTGCAGGAGCAGAAGAGCTCCAGCCAGGACAAGAAGCTGAAGCAGCAACGGGAGCGGATCCTCCGCCAGGAGCGCGCGATCAACCGGCTCGACCGCCTTCGCAGGATGGATGCCCATGCGCTGCTTGGACTGCATAACGAGCTGGCCGGCCGCCGCGTGCGCGATGCCCAGGTGAAGCAACGCCTGGACCAGTTGGAGAAGAACAACGCCACCGCGCGATCCGTCATCAACACCACGCCCACTGGGGACCACCCATGACTCGCCTGTACCTGTACGCCGCGATCGCGCTGGTGATGGCCCTGCTGATCGCCGGGGCCGTGATCGAACGCGCCCACTACGGCGCGACCCGCTACGCGGCCGGCGAGATGGCAGGCCGCGATGCCGTGCTGGCGGACGATGCGCGCGCCGCGGCGCAGTTGCAGCAGCAGCGCGCCCAGCTTGACCAGTTCAGCGCCGTCGCCGGCACGGCGCTGCATTCCTTCCTCGGCAAGCAATTGCCGGCCATCGAGGCACAGAGCCATGCATCCGTGGAAAGCATCCGCACGATCTACCGCGACCGTCCTGTGCCTGCTGATCAGTGTGCTCGCCCTGCAGGCGTGCAAGCAGAGCTCGACCAGGCCGTCGACGCCGCCAACGCCGCAGCCGCCTCCGACGTTCACCTGTGACCTCACGCCGCCGGCGCCGCTACTGACGCACGTGCCGCCGCTTCTGAGCGCCGCCAGCCTGCCGGCGGTGGATGCGTGGATCCGCGTGGCCATCGCGAAGTACACCGCCCTGGTGACCACCCAGCGCGCCGAGCACGCCTGCAGCGCTGAACTGCGCGCCAAGGGCGTCATCCGCTAGGTCAGCCTCCCCCGCGCCGCACGCGCGAAGGCTTGCGACCCTGCGCTGCGCTTTTCTACTGCGGCATCTCATATCGCCAGCGCGGTCAGCACGACATGACGGCGGCTGCAGGGCAGTTCTGCGCACTCAGCTACCGCGAGTGCGCCAGAACCGCGCGTACGCCGCCATGCGCACTGCTGGCACCACTTCCTGCCATCGCCAGCCGGCGCCCACTTCGGCGCCACGCCGCGCTGCCCGTTGTTTCCCCCGCGCCCCCAACGAGTGGAAACCGGGCCGCGCGCAGCTAGAAGGGAAGCGGGGGCAGCACCACGAGCCGTGTGATAGGCTTCGGCTATTGGCGTAAGCTATTGATTCTCTAAGAGCAACCAATCCACGATTCGCGACTTCAATTCCACGGTTTGCGATGGAAGTTCCACGGTTTGCTCCATTCCTTCCACTTGCGTTTCGCTACGTCACACCTCTTTTATCTCTCTCATGTCATTGAATAGAAAGAAGAAGAAAGGGCAGGCAGGAAGGAAGGCCGGCTCCACGGGTTGAAACAACCGTTTGAAATCGGGTTCCACGGTTTCCACGGAAGATGAACGGAAAACGTGGAACGGCGTGGGACCGTAACTGATTGACTAAATGGAAGTTGCAGCACACGGTCATATCAGTTCCACGGAAACCGGTGTGCGATGCCTGTCCCCCCCGCCGAGCTCGACCATTACAACGCCCTGGTGAACGATTGGCTGATCTGGCTGCAGTTCAACAAGGGCCGTTCGCCGAAGACGATCGACCTGTACCAGTCAGTCCTTGAACGCCTGGCGAAGTGGTGCATCGAGCCGCCGCCTGCCGAACATCTGCGCTGCGGCACGTCTGACCTGCTGGCCATGACCCTGGCGGATCTGGAGCGCTTCAGCGGCATGGTGTGCCACAGCCAGGGCATCGGCGCGCGCTCGCGCCGCGTATTTGTGTCGGCCGTGCGCGGCTTCTATGCCTGGGCGCATGCGCAGGGCAAGCTGCCGGTGAACGTCGCTGAGCACCTGCCCTATCCGAAGGCGGGGCGCCCGTTGCCGCGAGCGATCACGCTGAGCAATGCCGACTTGCTGCTACGCCAGCCCGACCTGGCCACGTTTCTCGGCCTGCGCGATACAGCCATCATGGCCGTGCTGATGGGCCTCGGCCTGCGCATCAGCGGCATTTGCGCGCTGAACGAGTCGGCGATGATCTGGACCGAGTTCGAAGGCCGAGAGGATCTGGTGATCCGCGTCGTGGAGAAGGGCTCGAAGGAGCGCCACATGCCGGCGCCACGCGAGGTGGCGCTGCTGTTGCGTGCCTACCTTGGCCACCCCGAGCTGGCCGAGATCGACCGGACGCTGGAGGATGGCGATCGCGTGCTGTTCGTGACGGTGGCCAATCACATGGTGCCGGCGTGCGATTACCGCGGCGAGGCGCGGCGCATCAGCGAATATGCCGTGCGTGACCTGCTGGCCAAGCATGGCGCTGCCGCGAAGATCCCAGCAGACCAGCTCAACCCGCACGCGCTGCGACNCCTCTATGGCACCGAGCTGGCTGAGGAAGACGCCAGCCTCTTCGCCAACCAGGCACTGATGGGGCATAACGATCCGAAGAGTACGGAGATCTACGCACACCTGGCGATGCGCAAGCTGCGACGCACCGTCGACAAGGCCAACCCGCTGGGCAAGCTGCGAACGCCGGTGCTGGAGGATCTGCGCCGCATCGACGCCGCAGAGCGCCATCCACGCGTTCCTCGCACCCATACTGGGCCTGATAAATGAAAGACGCCGGGGCAGTTCCAGACCTTACCGTGAGATATGGCGGGGCCTGCGCAGTTGTTACTAGCTCGTTAAGAGAGCGGGCTAAGTGCACTGGTCGTGTTAACTGCGCACTCCCGTATAAGGCGCAGTTCGTGGTGGATGTAGACCGGGCAAATCCAGCAACCACGCCCAGCGCCACGCCGCCTCATTCGACAAAGACGCAGCTCGCAGCGCGGACCCGCTACTGCATAGTAGTAAGGGGGCAAGCATGAGCCGCTCCGGCACGGCACCCGGGGGGTCGGCAGCCTTGCCCCGCGCCCCAGCTCGCGGGGGTGGGTACCAGGATGTCTGCACGAAAAACGGGGCGCGCCTTGGCGCGTCGGCGCCGACGCCGCCCGCGGATCCACGGCTTGCCGAATTGCGGCGCATCGGGCTGCCGCAGCCGTGGCCGCGGGTGGCCGCCATCATCGGCTTCGATGCCTTCATGGCGCTGTGGCATGCGCTGGCCACCGTCGATGCAGCGGGCACTCGCGATCGCATCGTGCTTCCGAAGCTGTCGACGTACATGCGATACCAGCGGAACCAACTGATGCGCTCGCTTGCCGCCGAAGGCCTGGACCTGGAACAAATCCGCCAGCACCTCACCTCTATCACCAGTGACGTGCCGAGCACGTCTCACATTCGCCGCATCCTCGACGAAGCCTAGACTGCCAGCATGGCCGAAAAAGAGATCACCAGCGTCAACTACGCCCGCGTCAGCGACCGCAAGCAATCGGAGCAGGACGTCTCCATACCCACCCAGATCGAGGTCGGCGAGCGTCGCGCCGCGGAGCTCGGCGCGCGCGTGCTGCGCGTGTTCACCGACGATGCAAAGAGCGCCTGGCGGGAAAAGAACCGGCCAGCCTTTGATGCCGCGATCGACATGGCCTGCGCGATGGAGGCCACCTACTTCATCTGCTGGGATTCAGCCCGCTTCGCCCGCAACAAATACGAGGCCATGGTGAACAAGCGCCTGCTGGACGACGCGGGCGTGCAACTGGTCTACATCTCGTCGCCGATCGACCGCGCCACCGACATGGGCTGGGCGATGGATGGCGTGATGGAGATCTTCAATGAACTGCAGAGCCGCAGGATCAGCGCCGATACACGCCGATCAATGATGCGCAATGCCAGGCTGGGCTACTGGGTTGGCGGCCGTGCACCATTCGGCTATATATCGCTGCCCGCGCCGGACAATCCGAAGCGTCGCAAGCTGGTGCCAGTGCCGGCAGAGGTCGACCTGGTGCGCGAGATCTTCGCCATGCGCGCCCACGGCCAGGGCGCCTTCCAGATAGCCGCCTGGCTCAACAGCCGCGGCATCCTGCGCCGCGGTGCCAAATGGTCAAAGCAGACCGTGATCAACGAACTGCGCAATGAGGTCATGATCGGGAACATTGTCTTCGGCCGCCGCGGAAGGAACTCACGCGGTGTGCGCGACCGAAACAACTGGATCGTGGTGCCCAGCCATGAAGCCATCATCGAGCGGCCGCTGTGGGACCAGGTGCAGGCCCTGATGGATGAAGCCGCGGACATCACCAAGGCCGACGGCTCGCCGAAGTCTACCCATGCATTCACGGGCATCCTGCGCTGCGGGAAATGCGGCTCCAGCATGCAGATCGAGACCAGCCGCGGCCGCGGCGGAAAGCTGTACTTCTACTACCGCTGCCGACGATCGATGCAGAACCGGGAGTGCGATCCGCGCCGCATCCGGGCTGACCTGGTCGACGACTGGCTGTCGAACGTCATCCTGAAGCGCGTGCTGTCGCGCCGAAACGTCGCCAGCATCGTTGAGCTGATGGAGGCCGAGGCCGGAAATTGGGCTGCCGAACATCGCAAGCGGCGTGCCGCGGTGCTGGCCACCATCGGCCGCCTGCAGGAGGCCAACGACAAGCTCTATTCGGTGTTGGAGCTCTACGGAAAGGATGCCCCCAACCTGGGCGACATGACCACCAGGCTGCGCCAGAACAATGCGAAGCAGAAGGATGCCGAGGCGGCCCTGGCGGCCATCGATGCCGAGCGGCCGCCGGCCAGCAGCATGACCAGCGTCGAAATCGACGAGCTCACGGGATTCCTGCACAACCTGGTCAAGGATGATCAGAACGCGGCGCGGACCCGATCGTTCTATAACAGCTTCGTCGACAGCATCACGCTGGACGGGGAAGAGCTGCTAGTCAGCTACAACCCGAATCGCTTGCTGGCACCACCGAAAGAGGTGGTGCGCAGTAAGCGGAAATGGCGCCC